CGGCAAGCAATTCGTTATCAAACAAATATGGCTGACCAGTTCTGTAGATCTCACCGAAGTTACCTCTTGCGAACCACTCATGCTCTCTAACTTGAGCTCCAGATCCAGTACCTACAGATGCACCAGTAGACTGAGCAGTCAAGGTAGTAGAACCAAAGTTTTCAAGAGAAGTAGAGAAGTGGAACTTCTGAACTGGGAACTTACCAGCAACAGCAGTAAGGTCACGAGCAGTAAGTCTAACACCAAAGTCAGCAGTTGCAGCAGTTGCAGCATCAACATGATCACAATTCGTTACTGTGAAAGTAGCAGAATCACCTTGGAATGGAACATCTAGCTTAATAGTAGTTGCTGTTGGGAAAGATACTACTTTATAAGCAGCGTCTGTTACAGCAGCACCTGTAGTTGTTCCAAGTCTAATATGATCTCCAATAGCAACTTCAGCATCAGCATCGGTTGCAACAGTAAGAATCTTACTTCCTTTAACGGCAGTAATATTACCTGTAGATGATGTAAGAGAAACTCCTGCATTATTGATTACACGCTCAATCAAGAATCTCTCTTGATCCAACTCGTCATGAGAAGCAACAAGAGAACTACAGATACCATCAGCAATTTCAGCTTGAATTGCAGAAGCATCAGTGTAAAATTCTCCAACGAGGTTCTCATAGTTAGAGGCTGAATTAGAACCGAACTCTTGCATACGAAGGTTTGCAATGTAGTGAGTTGCGTTTACAGCGTCAATAGAACCAGAAGTTCCGTTGAATCCGATATAGTCAACTTGGTTTGTTCCAGCCGTATATGCCAAAGCTTTTGCTTTAACAATACCAGCAACAGGAATTACTTCAGTTTGCTGGAGAGTTCCATCTGCATTTTTTACAGAAAGAATAAGCTGTGTAGAAGTCGCAGCGAATGCTGAACCAGCTCCATCAGAAGCAAAGATTTCTCCTGCGGTACCGTCTGCTTTAAAAGCAGCAAGGTCAGCATCTCCAGGAGCAGAAGTTCCAGATCCAATAAGGACTTTTACGTTTGTGTTTTGGGCTTTCATCAGTTTATAGTTTTAGATGAGTTATATTGTAATTTGGTTCCAAATCGTGGATTGCCCGTAGTTTCAAGTGCAAGTTCTACTGCTATATGTAGGATTTCACGGTGGAATCCTTCAGATAACTCGCATTCCGTTTGAGCAGAAATACCATCAACGCTTGTGCCTGTTAGACCAGAAACAATAATAGGCTTTGGCTTTTTGATATAGCGGTAGTAATACTCTTGAGGATTGACTGTAGAAGCATGTACAATCTCTACAACACGATTTGTTGAAAGTTTGGAATGTTCCAAACGCCAAGCCAAGCTTTCACTAGGCTTTTTAAAGGGGTTAGAAATTAGGTAATTATAATCATCGTGAGTTACAGGAACAACAGGTATATAACCTTGGTCATAACATGTTTGATCTGAACTTACTTTAATTCTTTCGTTTAAAATAAAAAGAACATTATCTTCAATATCAAAAAAGACAGCGTTTGTACTGATACTTTGATCAGGGTCTGTAATAGGGTTTGAACTTATACCTTGCATGTATAGTTCTGATAAATCCCTGCGTCTTTTTTCAGTAGCATCTACTGCTTCTTTTGCAACATTGAATTTATAGGAATAACTATCTTTAACCAAGATTTCCTGAGCTTGAGTTAGTAATACAGACTTCTCATAGTCGTCTATTGGTGGAGCACCGTTAGACGCAATAGATTCATAAAGAATATCAAACTCGTTGGAAAACTCGGTTGTTGTCATGCTTTTCTTTTCCTAGCTGGTGCTTTCTTAACACCATCTACTTTCTGTTCAAGGTTGAATCTGAACTCCTGATTCTTAGGATCGTCGATGTACAACACAGTATCTCTAATACCATCAGAAATCTTATCACCATGTTCGGTCATATAAGCAGTACCACTCTTTTTGATAGCACCAACTCTGATTGCTTTTTGAATGAGAAGACTTGTGTGGAAACTTGGGTCATCACAGACTCTGACAAATCTTTCAAAGTCTTGCTTAATAAGTGACCTAAGTTGACGCTTCAAGAAATCATCTGTTGAGTTCTCAGCAACTCCTTTACCATATACATAAAGGATGTCTGCCATCTTAGCGTGAGAACCTTTGACTTCACCAAAGATCTCCCATGCTCTTTCTTCAATATCAGCAGCATTAGATTCTGAAAGATCCAACTGTTGCTCATCTTCAATATAGTACTTGTAAGTAGCTTTTGTGTCGATGAGTTCGTAAGATGGACAAATTTCCTTAGTGTTAGTAAGGAGAACCTTATACTTGATATAATCCATAGGATTATTTAAATCGAGAGCAACTGGGTCTTTTTGCAATTTAATTTGGAAATCATCCCAGTAGTTCTCACCTTCTCTTCCGTAAATACTCAAGTCACCATATTCAAAAGCGAGGCCAGACCTTGAGGAATCCTCAAAGAACTCTTTCTCTTCTTTTGTAAATGGATTAACATAGTTTCCATTACTATCAAGCTGTCGTAGACCATAGTCATTGAATGAGCCTCTTGCCAAAAAAGCTGCAATGTGATTAGTGTCTGGAATCATGTAAGTCGATTTTACTATCGGCTTTACAATCACTGTTTTGTTGGGTAGTTTAAAATCCGCCATTGTTTATTTAAGTTTACTCTTTAATCTTATTTAAGTGCTCTTTTTACAGCACGCTTTGCCTTTCTAATACCTCTGTTCATACCTCTAACCAATCCTCTTTCAAATCTTCCAATCGCAGAACCTGAAGACTTTTTCTTAGCTTTAGGTTTAGCTTTAGTTGCTGCTCTAGGCTTAGCTACAGGTTGAGCAGGCTTAGCTTTAGTTTGATAAGGTTTTTTACGGGCAGTTGTCTTTGTTTTAGAAGAATTCAACTTAGAGAGAAAAGCCTTACCGTCTGCTGGATTTGTATTAGAAGCAGTCGCTCCTTTTCCAGTAGTAGTTTTACTAGGTCTTGCTTTAACAGTACGCTTAGATTTAGCAGATGCGCTTTGACCTGGTTTATTAGCAAGAAGTCTTGATTTATTTTTAAAGCTTACCTGACTACTTTGTACCTTAGGCTTATCTTTTGCAGAAGAAGCAATATTTTTTTCAACCTTTTTTACAGCTTTGTTACTAGCTTTTTTTTGTTCTGCTTTCAAACCTGCAGTAACATTTGGACGAGGGGTTGTTTTAGGCGCTTTCTTCTTAAGATTAGTACCGTATGTTTTACCTCTCCAAGGAAAAGTTTTACTACCTCCAGCCAATGCTTTTTTACGAGCTGCAGCAAAGGCTTTACTAAAAGACATACTATCGTAATTTGTCTTTTTATCTTTAACCGTTTTAGTAGCTGGTTTCTTAGGAGCTTTTACAGGACTTTTAACATTAGCTTCTGCAGCTTTTGCATTGCTGCGATTTGCATAAGTACCTTTAGCAACAGACTTCATATTCTTCATTGTAGAAGCTGTTGCTCTTTTGTTTTTAGCTTGTTTTTGCTGCTGTGCTCCTTTCAATAGTCTTTTAGCAGCTGTTGATCTTGGATTTGCCATTAGTTTAGTTTATTTTTAACACTTTTTACCTTTCTTCATACCACCATACCTCATTTTCTTACCACCATACGCCATATCTTTCTTTTTCATCTGCTTCATTGTCTCTGCCTTCATTTTACGAGGCATTGTAGAAACAGAATCCATAGCTGTTGTTGGTGGTTTTTTACGTTTTTCAAGAACTTTCCCAAACGCTTTTCTTTTATTTTCGTTAATCATAGTTTGTATCTCATACTCACTTTTAGAAGGATATTTATTCCTATAGTTTTGTCTTTCTTTTTCTCTAAAGTCTCTAAACTTTTTAAGAGGATCGTTTTTCTTTTTATTTTTTGGAGTTGGCATAATATATATATTTACAGGGAGTTAAAGGGGAGATAGTCTCCCCCTTAACTATGCTTTGTTTTAGTCTGCGAACTTAGGCTTGAGCGTTCTAGAACGTCCAGGATCCTTCATCATCACAGCACAAGTATCCATGCAATGGATTTCGTAGCCATCCTTAGGAGTAACCATAAGCTTAGGATTACCCATAGAACCTTCAGGAGAGTAAGGATCTCTAAGTCCAGGAATATATCCAAATACTCGTGGGTCTTTCTTAGAGTAAACCTTTCTCAAGTTAGGCTCACCATCAATGGTTCCGATATCCATGATGTCCATACGATAAGCTTCTGCAACACCACCAAGGAAGTGTCCGTTGTTAGGTGCAAGCTGCTTATTGCGAACAGGATCAGAATAGAATGGATCAACTTCAAGTGTTACTTTGATGTTGTTAGGTGCCAAGTACTGAGTGTACTGGAATCCGAACTCTCTAGAGTTAGAGTGAAGTACGGAGCTAACAGAACGCTGAGCATCCATGTCATGAAGTGCAGTCCATCCAGAAGCTTCAGTTTGAATAGCTCTGTGGAAAAGTACAGCACCTCTTTCACCTGTACGAATAACAAAGTGACGGTTGTCCATTGGGAGCTTGTTATCAGAAAGCTCGAGGAGTACGTTGGTGAGGTAGTCAGTGGTAAGCTTACCATAACGAGATACACCAGATACTTCCATTTGCTCTCTAATACCAGGTCCAGCTTCGATAACGTGTCCAGACTTACCAACAGAGGTATAGTTACCATTGGCGTCCCTTGTAGAACGTCCGTAGTAAAGCATTCTGGATGTGTCCATCTCAACTTGACGCATGAACTCGAAGTCCAACCAGTCAGTCCAAACATTGAATTCGTTCTTCTGTCCGTCGTCTCCAACTGAAACCATAGCACCAGCAAGTCTTTCTCTGATCATATTGCCAGGAATAGTTTCTTGCCATCTCTGCTGTGAGAAGTTAGATCTGAACTCAACAGGAGTAGTGAACGCAGGGCTAGCACCCTTAGTAGACAATGTAGACTCAACTGGAGAGTATTCACGGCTGAATCTCTTACCAGCAACAAACTCGTCACCAGGAACACCTGAAACGAAAATGTCTGCACCGTAAGGCTCAACTACATATACCCAGTTAGTTCCTTCTGCATAAGGCTCTTGCTTGATACGAACGGGATAAGCATCGTCGTGTCCAACAATTACACTTACATCAGAGAACCACTTTTCTCCAAATACAAGTTCGAACTCAGTACCGTTGGCACCAACACCAGTGTCAGTAGCAGCAACAGGAGAACCCTGATAACGAGCTTCTACCAAAGGAATGTTACGGTCAGAAGAACCGATAAGCTTCCAAGTGAAGTCGTCAGCAGTTTCAAGATACAACGCGGGGATTTGATCCAACATGTTGTTAAGAGTAGCTCCGTAAGCTTGGAAAAGCATACGAGAGATAATATTAGAAGCGAGTTGAGGCTTCTTTTCATAAATGGCACCGAGGTGGTTTTTGGTAGTAATACCACTCCACGCTTTGGCGTCATTTGTTTGTAGGAATGAAATTTTCATTATTTAATATTTGGGTTTTCCATAATTTTGTCAAGAATCGATGTTCCTGAATTGAAAGATAATGGGGCTTGATACGTTTCGCCTCCGTTGTTAAGCTTGGCTTCAAATTCTGAGACAGCTTTAGATTTACTGGTTTTAACCAGCTTTGAGAAGTCCTTGAAACCCTTTGTCAATGTATAAACATAATGAAGTCTATGTTCAAACTCAACAGGATTATCAATGCGATCTTTCATCATTTGATTAACAGGCTGTCCTTGAACCTCACCGACAACTTTAGTCATAGATTCATAAACCTTATCAGCAGTTTTTTTATTAAAACTAATGCCAGGGATGATTTCTTCTTCCTTGTAAACTTTGTCTTTTAGCTTTTTCAGTTCTGCTTCTTGTTGCTTCTTAGCCGCTTCTTGTTGTTTTTCTTGGTCGGCTATTTCGTTCGCAATTCTCTGCTTCTGAAATTTGACTTGATCATCTTTGGCTTCAACCGCATCTTCCACATCTCTCCCAAGATCAAACGAATCTTGAGTCAATCGGTCAGCTTTATCTTCTGAAAATCCTTTAGCGAGGTATGAATCTTTAATCAAACTTCTTCGAAGCTTAGGGTCAGATTCGATTTGTTCATTTGTAATGTTTGCAATCGTCTGTACCGTGCTTTGAGATTTAAGAAACTCCTCTACTGGGATTCCATTTTCAAAAGCTTTGAGTGCTTGTTTCTGGTCGTCAGAGAGATGAGCTAACTCATTCTCTTTAATAGTTGTTTGAATCAGATCTACAAGATCATTTGTTGATTCAATTTTTTTGTTTTCGTCCAAGGAAACAACCCCCTCATCGGCAAGAAGGTTGGCAAAGGCGGATAAAGCAGCGTTAGAGGGGGCTTCCTTAGAGGACTCTTCAGGAGGTTGAGTACTTTCTGTAGGAGCCACCGTAGCTACGCTCTCTTCCGCTGCAGCTTCCGTAGAAGTTTCTGCTGGCGGATCACTAGGTGTCTCTGATGGATTAAAATCACCATCTTCGACCAATGATTTCATATCAAGGTCTAAGTTATCGTCCATGGTGTAAAATTATGATTTATTTTCAGATTACTTTTCAGGCGTAATAGCCATTTTCTTTTCCTCAAGCTTCAGTTTATCAGCGTGATGCTTATCTTTTTGTTTAAGAGTTTCATCAAATTGTCGCTTCTGTTCTTCAAGCTTGTCATAGAAATCACCAAGTTCTGAAACATTATCTTGTTTTAAAGCAAGTTTGGTTTCATTATCTCTAATGTTCATTCTTTCTTTAGCAGCAATTTCTTTATCAACAGCTTGTTGTTGTGATTGCATTTGTTGTTGTGCCATCTGCTGTTGACTTTCCATCTGCCTTTCTTGCTGTGCTTGTGCTTGTCTCTCTGCGTTTTCTATGACGCGTCTCTTCTCAGACATAGAATCTGATGTAAGAAGCTTGGTTAAAACATCGAGAGAAACTTTATTGGACTGGAATGCAAGCTTAGCCATCTCTCTGTATGTAGCGTCAAGCTCTGCAGATTTAGCTGAAGATTGAATGTGTACGTCAAACTCTGCTTCGAGTCCCTTACCTTCGATCTTAAACATCTCTACTGAGCCATCATCCAATACATGCTGGAGTAGCTTTTCTTTTCCTCTAAATACTTTTTTACAAGTTTCAAGGAATATCTGTAATACTCTTTCACGGACATTTTCATGCTTGTGAAAGTAATATTCAGTAACATGTGAAGACTGTGCTACAGAACGCTCAACTCCACCAACAGTTTCTCTTGTATCGATTTGTCCGAGACGTTGGTCAGATACACCAATGATCTCAGTCATTTCTCTTTTAATAAACTGCAATATGCCAATATGTTCCTGAATATACTGTGAATTCTGTAAGTCAATATAACTATGTCCAGCGTGTCCTAGATTACCCGCAAGCTTTCCTGTGGCTGGTCCTACCTTACCTTCTTTAAAACTGTCTTTGACAGCAATATTCATAGAAGACAAATAGTGCATCCAAGTAGCCATATCCCAACCATCTGGAATCATGCTGAGGTCTAACTCTAGAATTCTACCTTGGTTTTTAGCAGACATCTTATTGAGTCTGTCCATATAGATATCATACAAGTATTGATATGGCCTTGTGCGCTCCATCATAGAAACAGCCGTATACGAGTTAGTGGCATAAGTCGAACCTACAATACCAGGATGACAATACGATGGATTTGATAGTTTGTTATACTGAATAGGTCTAGGTCTCATTCTAATATAAATATCTGAGCCTACACGCGTACCTTCTAACCACTCGTTGATCCACATAGAACGAGCTGTTTCACCTTTATCTTTGTCGGGTGAATAGTTATCAGGGAATATATCTTCTTGTGGTGCACCAAACTCATCAAAGTACTTGACAAGCTTAACCTTTCTAAAAGACCTCCAGAAGGCTCTCAGGACGCGTATGTTGCCGTTTTGATCGTACGGAAGGGTCTTATACCCCTGAGACCCCATACGCATCGTATAATCGTTTACATCGCTTGGTGTGGTGCTACCAATGTTTCTGTCAATAATAAGATTGTACTGAGCACTCTCGTCTACGAATGGGTCACTACCACCACCGTTGTTGAATCCTCTTTCGAGCTTTTCAACTTCTTCTTGTGTCAGGTCTTCGTAAAAATAGTCAATGATCTTACCAGGTGACCAGTACTCATCAACATAAATTACATCAGCATCTTCAATGTCGTGTGAAAATCCAGAGCGTAACCAAAAGACATTCAATGGGTTAAGCCTATTGAGGATGGGTTCATCACCAACGACATCAACAATATAGAGTTCTTCTGATGAGATAAGAGCATCCTTAAACCCATCAGCAAACTTTTGATCCCACTTTTGTTTGTTCCAGAAATGTCTAAGAAGCTTATTTCCTCTTATTTCTTTTCTGTCTTTAAAAGTGTACAAGGCCTCATGCTCCAATTCTTTTACTTTCTCTTGGAGCTGTGATTCAGTATAATTGCTGTTCACAAGTTCTTGTACCCTTTCAAAAATCAGAGCTCTCTTTTCTTCTTGCTTTGAAGAAACAGAGTCGGGGTCAGAAACCAATACTGTCCAGTCAAATCTTCTTTTAATGGATTCTCCAATAAGAAGGTCTAGTCTAGGTACAGCTATTGGGAAGTGTTCGATTTTTTCTGGAATCTCCTCAGTTTCAAGGTCATAGGGATTTACAAAACTTCTTACGTCCGCCATATCAAGGCGACCATTGTAAAGATTGTAGTTTATTTGTTTCCTCGTAAAAGAAGAACGCACCGCCTCATCTGATGAAAGACCCGATGAGTCAAATGCGTCTATACACTCTTTGTACCATTCTTTGGTACGCTGTGCAGTAGTTTTCTTCTGTGATGGAAAACCCCAGTATTTTACCGACATATTACAAAATTAAGACAGTTTTGCTTGTTCGCGTAATTTCTTATAGCGTAAAGCTTTATTATTTTTAGTCCAGAACGGATCGTCAGAAAGTGTAGAAACATTTGTTCTTGTTTTCTCAGCTTCCACCATCTGATGATACTCTTCTCTTAATATCATGACCATACCCATAGATGACACACGGTCAAAGTTGTCATCACTATTCCATTGTATTGCTTCTTTCAGATAAGCAATAGAACGAATCTTTTGAAGGTTAAATACTTTTTCGTCCTCAGTCGTTGAGTGATGATCTGAGAGCATCCAATCTCTCTGTAATCTTCTACCCCATCTGTTGATTTCTTTTGTAGGTGGAGTACCTTTAGCTTTGTTACCATAGGATTCTCGAGCCATCTCCTTGTCAATCAGTATCTTAGGAGTATCAGCCAACAAATGCAACGAATGTTTTTGGTCAAAGTATGAAAACAAACCTTTGTTCTTGTTTTCGTAATTTACTTTGGCATTGTATAAAAGAGACAATCTTCTTACAACTTCATAGAAATCATTTGCAAATCTTGGTCTACCTGTGTACTCCGCAACGATTTCATCTGTCCAAGTATCAAACACAAAAGCAGACCCCAATGATTTTGAGAACGTAGCTTCGTCATCATCATATGGGTCAACACCAATAATGTATCTAAAGTGTGAACTGTTTGACTTTAGAGGTGGTGTAAAGATTTCAATAGCACCAATCTTAGACTGTTCTGAAGACAAAGGGAAGTTTCGTATAGGAATCTCGTGGTCTTTGTCACCAATACTACCGTCTATATTTAGCTTGGGTGTTAGGTGAGCAGCTGTAAAAGAGTCCAATACAGGAGCTATCGATTGTAAATACTCTCGTAGGTCATAGACGGGAAATAAAGTCCCCTCCGTCCGCATACAAGCCTCTTGAGGGGTTATAGAATAGTCCGCCTTATGTTTAGTAAGTATAGATGGGTCTGGGTTTGTATTTCGTATGTCCTGACGTTCGTTTAGAACCTCACACATAGCTTTTACTACGTCAGAGTTACCATCTTTGTCGTAACAATATTCTCTGTTTAAGTATTCTCCTACATAAAATGCACAAATACCTTGTCCTTTGGTTCTATCGAAAATGTTTTTTAAATGAAACACGTTAAAACCACCATTGTAGAACAAAGCTTCTGCACCTTCGAAACCACTTCCACTGGTACCACCTGTACCAAATGACTCCATGAATCCGTAAACCATACGACCCTGCTTCATAGAACCGTATGCAATCTTCCATACTTGCAGTAAGTGTGGATAATTACCAGATTCTTCACAAGATATCAACATTCCACGTTTACCTCTTGCTTTGTCAGGGTCATCTTTGGTAGTGACACCTATGATTTCGGACTTATATCCTTTTTCAATTTGAACACCATCTACTTTTGTAACATATGATGCTCTCTTGTGGTCGATCTTGTCAACTTTTTCTCTAGCCTTACCCCATGGAGTGTGCTCATCTACAAAGTCCAAAGTATCCCAAGCTTTGTTTAGGATACCATCTTGCAGAAGGTACTGATTATCAGAGGCAAACGCATATGACTTAGATCTTGGGTAGTGATAGTAGTTTCTTGCGTACTTCGAACCACCCTTAAAGGAGTATCCACGACCCCTTGTTTTTAAGATAGAGCCAAACTTACCAGACTTCCTAGCTTGTTCTATATAGTGAAAGTATAGGTAATCACCATCCCACATAAATGGGAACTCTTGTACTCTCTCAGCTTCTACCGTTGATATATCATCAACCTCTTTGGTATTGTCTGATTCTCTTGTGATCATAATGGGTGTGTAGTTGAGGTAGAAGTAATGATACCCCGTAATCCACTCTCCATCTGATTCTCTTATATACCCTTCTTTACATCTGCGCTCTTCTTCTTTCCAGAACTTGTAGTAGTCAGAGCTTTTTAATTTAGTAGGGTAGAAGTCTGTATACCTGCCTGTTTTTTTAAAATGCAAGGCAGCTTGTCTAAAGTAGTCCATGTCCTCTAAGATGTGAGGATTTGTAAGGTCTACTGTAATCTTACCGTTTTCTTTAGGTAAGTCTTTTGCATAAACCCTGTCTTTTGACGACATACTCTTTAAAAGAGGTATGGTATCAAACAGGTCGTAGAACTCATTTACAGAGTCATTATCCAGTTTGTACTTTTCGAATAATTCTTCTGTAACTGGTGTCATTCTGGATCTTCAAACATTTTCTTCTCTCGGCTACCTCTTAGCTTTGAGTTGAGTTCTTTTTCCTTAAGTACCTTATCCTCAAGGGATTCGATACCTGTGATGGTTTCACCAATACTACCAATAGTAGACACAAGCTTTTTTGCATCGTGTACAGGCTTACCATTTCTGTCAAGTTCCTTGAGATCTATCTCATTGAAGTACTGCTTGAGCTTATAGGCTGCCACTTTAGCAGATTCCAACAGTTCTGATGAAAGTGTTTTCTGCAGTTCCTTAAAGAGAGTAGAAGCCTCCCCTAGATGAGAAGGCTCCCAATTGTCTCTTGAGATAACATTTTGAATCACAATAGAAGACCTTTCCTCTTCATCGATGATATGCGCAAAGTCACTCTTATGGTCAAACATAAAGTAGATGTACGACATATCTTCCATCGCATGTTGTTTGTTGCGATACTTTTTCCAAAGTTCTTTAAACGGTTTAAGCGTAAGAACTTCAGGTTCGATGTCTAGTCTTTCGTCTTCTAATTTAAACAGATTCATACTTTTCTATTTCCGATCTCAAATACTTGATATACTCAAGTCTGCTCCAATGTGCATTCTTAAGTTCCCTCTTTAGTCTTTCAAGGATTTCTTTATTCCCCTTTTCCGAAGACATAAAGCACATAACGTCTAGGAACAAACATATACATCACATCCTCGAATGGTACATACACGATGTTGGGGTCTTGTCCTTTGTCGTCTGGTTTGATAGCACCAGCATTCAAAAGAACTTCTTCACCTGGCTTAATGTCTTTGACCATCTCTCCAACGAGTACAACTTTTTGTCTCATTTTAACTTGACCAGCAGCGTCCTCTCCAATAGAGTCACTATCTGGTGTGATGATCATTTTCTCTTCTACTCTCTCTGTAGTGAGAACTACAGTATCGTACAAAACTTTACCCTTCAGCATTTTTATATTTTTCTGTTGGTACTAGAATTAGTGTAAGCGGCTCTTTTAGACGGTTGAGGTCTTGGATGTTAGCCAAAGTTTCTCCATTGATTTCACCAAGGTCTGCGTTAATGCGAACACTGCCGTCAGCCATTGATTTAAAACTTGAAATAAATACGCCATCGAGTTGAAGCATGTCAGTCTTTTTTAGTTATTCTGAGAAGATCTGCCTCTTCTTCAGATATGATTTCTTCTGGTTCAACGATAATCCTGTCAGCGTTATTAAAGGAAGCAAGATATCTTATATTCATTTCAATCTCATCGTAGTGTACTACAGCTACAACGATACCTGGTTCTAGAGTAACAGTCGATGCTATTCTATCCCCTACACTATAATCTTTTGGCATTTCTATATTTTTTTCTTGATGGGAAAAACTTCCCAAATCCCGTGACATGAAAAGTTTTAAGGTTTTCAAACTTTGAATCATCAAAGCTTTTGAGTTCTCTTCTAATAAATAAAAACTTCGATATGATAATGTCTTTTATTTGTTCTGGTTTCAAATTATATTTAATAGCAAGTTCTTTATAGATTTCTTTCATGGAATATAAAGCTTAGTTCTAGTTTGCCGTCATCTAGATTTACAATATACTGTGCGGCAATCTTGTTATCTTGAATAACTCTCTTCTTTCTAAGAGAGGTCATAAGGTTATGGATGGATGAACTCTTGATGTCCATGTCCATCATTATCTGCTCCTTTATTTCATGAGAGAAAACTTTCTTCCACAGGTCTTCCTGCTTCTTGAAGTTGTGTTTTTCTCTATCCGCATAGAATAAAAACAAAGATAACAAATGTTTTTCTTTAGGGGACAGCTTATGCAACACCGTAGTTACATTCAAGTAATGGTAGAATATATCTTTTTTGTTGGCGTTTATATTAACTGTCTTTTTCATAGGCCTCAAGTATTTCTCTAACTATCGGGTCACGATAGTTTTTAGTAAGAGTAAACACATTCATTGATGGTACCTTATCATTTATATCCATCAACCTTTGTAAACCAGAGTGTGACTTAGCTTTCAACTGTATTTGATTGGGGTCTCCCGTAAATACCATAGAAGATCTAAGTCCAAGCCTTGTGATGATCATAGTAACTTGTTGCTTTGTACAGTTCTGTGATTCATCTACAATTACAAACTCATCAACAAATGTGTTTCCTTGTGCAAAGTTCAAAGGAAGTGCACGAATCTTTCCTTCAGAGTACATCTTTTGTACTGTCTGCTTGCCACCTATCAAATACATATTTTCTAAAACAGGAAGTAGCCAAGGCTCCATCTTTTCTTCTATGGTCCCTGGCAAGATTCCAGTCTTCGACTCTTCTGTGCCAACCATAGGACGCATGATGGTAATCCTATCTACTTCTCTTTTGAAGAATTTATGTAAAGCTGCGTAACAAGCAGTAAATGTTTTGGAAGTTCCAGCGAGTCCGTTAAGAACAGTGAGCTTAGAGTTTGTAATTACCTCAAAAGCATCCTGCTGCTCTTCATCTAACTCAATATTTTTATTTAAAGGGAGTGATTTCAATAGACGTTTACTTTTGTTCTCCATTATTAAATTCGATTATTACAAACGAACGGTTGGTTTCTTTTTCAAACTCCATTCTCATAGAGTAGTTGTCGTACTTTTCTTTTAGGATTTTCTCTGAACGAAGAAATCCCTTGACCATCTTTTCGTAGTCGTTGTACTTTGTAACTATCCTATCTTTTGCCAAACCTTTCAAGATATTCCTCTATATTTTTATGAGTGTTAGTATAGTTTTCCGCGCCACAAGATCCACAAATCACACCATTCTTTGTTTCTAGAATGTGCAAACTCTTACAATAAGCACAATATTCTACTGGATCGTCGTTGTAGTTATTTTTTTGGGATGTCATCGAATTCAGGTTTTTGATTAGTCATATAAGACAAGAACATTACATTACAAGCGACATGATCAATGTGGGAAAGTCCAGATTCCTCATCAATCCGTTCACCTGACATGTGTGCAAACAGATGACGGAGTAGTGATTCACATATCTTAGATGTGTGCTCACCTTTCTTCCAATTGTCTTTATCATATTTCTGTGCGCCAAACTCTAATACTCTAACCATCCCTTCTAAGGATTTGAAATCAACGAGAGACCACCTTGGTTTACCCTCATTGTAACGTAATGCTTTATCCATTTCGCAAATATAACAAACAATATTATAAACTATACATATATCCTGTTATATTTTTTTAAAAAAATACTTGACTCGTCAAAAAATAAGTCGTAACTTTGCGTATCGAAAGTTACTTCGGCGCTCTGTTACTAAGCCAGCTTGCTAGCAGAGTCATTACAAAAACAAAGGGTAGTTATTTTTTCTGCTTACTCTTTTTAGCTGATTGTTTCAGCCCAAGCAGTCACAGCCTCTGTTGTTTCAGACTGCGTTTGTAAGTCAAAAGTCTTTGTATGTGAAGTCCAAGTTTCATTATCGTATATCTTTACAGTAATTCTAAACTTGGCAGATTGGAAGTTACCACCAGAACCGCTAGGTACATAGTGATCATACTCTACAAAAACATCCCCATCTAAATCATAGACGGTAGACATAGCATCCTCTATATAATCCCACTTAGGCATTTTGCATATCATTAATAAGCTCAGTAGCCCAGTCCGCAATTACATGAAAATCATCATCAGATCTAAGTACAAGCTTCCTAGTTTCATTGCCCCATAGAGCCTTTATAATAAGAAGACCATTTGTCTCAGATACCTCAATTGTGGCTTCATCTCGAAGCTCATCAATAATAGCTTGTATCATTTCTTCCATAGGCGTAAATATACGAAAAAAATTTTTTTAAAAAATTTTCAGAGGGTTGGTATGTGGGAACCTTTTTAAAATTCAGCCCCACGCGTTCTTGGGCTTGGGGAGTGGGGTGTCCACTTCTCACTTTAATTCCAAAATCTAAAAAATGGAAGATTCAAGCATCATTACCGGCGAAATCATGGTTGACGTAGTAAGCGCAAAGAACCCTCAATGGGGTGGCATCAAAGCCGCAAACGCTGACGGAATCGTAACAACCTTGTGGTTCCAATTCCGCGAGCCTCTCGCAGTTGGGCAGATCATCGAACTCAAGGGGAACTACCAAGCTGAAGGGAGCTTCTTGGTGCCAGCCTAACGGCACCACCCCTTCGGGGGAGGTTCTTCCATGGAGTTAGTGAGGTGTTAACCAACCCCAATACAATTCCAATACAATTCACCAACCCAATTATTAACCGCTAGTTTAAATACATAGCACAATGCTGGCGAGCTACGCACTATACTATGAAGACTAAACAACTTCTTCGATTCGTATCATTCTTCCTCTTTGTTTGGATACTATTTGCTTCTCTTCCTATGATAGCTGTTAGCATCGTATGGTTAGCAAGTGCAGGTTCATTCAATTGGTTAGAGGTGATACATCACATGCAGATTGTGAACTTCCTTTTCACGATAGCCAGTTTCTTTGGTGCTGCAGCCTTTGTAGATGAATACTGCAAAATTGACTGGTAATGATTCCACCTCCAAAACTAAGAAGAAAAGCCAGGGTTAAACTCTGGCTTCAACTTCGACACGAATACTATTGGGAGATAGCCCACTGGAAAAAACCTGTACATTTCTATATGTTGCTGGCTAACATCTGTTGGTATCTCCGCAGTAAGATCTGATCTATGCCCTCTTCGGAGGGCTTTTCACCAAAACTAAGTCACATGACATATTCAGAGATTGAAA